CCGCGAGAGTACCCGTTTGCGCTGCTGACAATTGCACGGTAGCCGCCTATTTTTCTTGGGCGACCGCGTTGGAAACGAACCCAACGAGCGTCCGTGTAAAAGTTCATGTCAAAAATAGTGCCGTCCCGTTGGACGCCGGGAAGCGTGTCAATGGTGAAGACCTTCTTGACCATCAGTAAGTCCCGCCAGCAACACCACCTGTGAAGTTACCAATCCCAACAATTGCCAGACCAGAAGCAGAAACTGTTGACCGCAGCACACCAAGAATGGAAATATTAAATTCACCCGAAGCGGCGCGGTAAATGCCTGTTGTTGCCTCTGATGAAAAATTCAAAGACGGTGAGCCAACTGATCCATTTTGTAAACTTATAGTTGACGACCCAGCAAGAATTGTGTTGGCGTTGTACAGGTTCACAGAATCGCAAACCAAGGTGGCTTGACTGCCTGCGGTCAAAATAGCAGTGCCGCCAGAACCCGTTGTAATTGTGACGGTGTAAGCACCTGATGTCTCGTTGAGAATGTAGTAAACCTGAACTGTTGACGGGACAACAATCGTGACGTTGCCTGTCAAAGTCCCTGTGTATTTTTGAATCACGTTTGAGGCTTCAGAAGCCGTCAAGGTGTAAGAGCCAGACGTCACAGCTTTACTCAACTGAGTAAAAGCAAATTGCGTATTCCGACCCAAGCCAACTGTGTAGAACTGAGTTCCGCTACAAACAATGATGCAGGAGTCCGCAGGCTGCAAAACAATTGACCCAGAACCATTGACCAAGTCACCGCTGGTTCCAGTAACAGTCAAACTACCTGTTCCGCTATTTCGCAAGAACATAAACCAATTGTCACCAAGCGTAGACGCAAGGGTCAGAGTCAGGGTTCCAGCGCCACCAGTCCACACATAGGTGCTAGAGCGGTCTGTTGTCAGCGCTGTGTAGTTAGAGGAAAACGTCGTGACTGGCTGGCTTTGATTGAGCGTCTGACCAATTGCCAGCAAACCGTATCCAGCAAGGGTGGCGGCGTCTGCACCAGATGATCCAATACCAAAGGCGATGATGCCCCACGTCCCTGCGGTCGTTGCGTTGGTAGTGATGTAGATGTACTGCGCTTGACCAGCGGCCACCGTCACAATGGTGTTTGCGCCCGTATAGTCTTTGACTGTTACAGAAACAGAGCCGACGTTGCGGATTAAGGCATCTTGGCCGACTGAAGCCTGATTGGCTGGCGGCATCCACAACTCATTTGCCGTAGTGGTGGTTGAGACTTCCATGACGCGGGCGGCAGCATCGTCAGCCGTGGAGCCATTGATCGGCCAAGTCAGTTGCAGGTCTGTCGTCAGGATGATGCGGCTATACGAGACATCCGTCGGCTGAACGACGTTGCCCGTGAAGGGGGAGTTGAAACTCATAATCAGGTATCCAATACAGTTGCTTGACGGTCACCAATGCGCTGGACGTCTTCAGCTTTCAAGGTTTGGATGATGAGGTCGTAGTTCTGCTGCCACATGGGCATCCGCTCATCGTTCTTGACATAGGGCATCGCCTGCAACAGAGAACCGTACAGCAAAGCCTGCGGGGCGTAGGTGGTGAACCAGTTGGTCTGGTTGGAGGAATCAAGGGGCTGGAGCCGCTCGTAGTACAGAACCTCAAACTCGTAAGCCGCTGCGGGCGAAGGAGCCACCAGCCAGTGGGTGTAGTCGTAGTCCCCAAAATACGCAGGAACGCCAGTTGTGGTGGCGTCAGGGGTGTACTCGCGCAGATACTCGTACTTGCGAAGCAGAACAGGGGTCTTCTCTCCGTCAGAGGTGACATTAAATGACACCGTCTTATGCCAGCGGGCAGGCTTGTCGATGATGGGTTGACCAATCACCATGTTTGAAGTCTGAACCGTCAGGTTACCCAAAAACTTGATCTGGCTGGCAATGATCTGCTCGGCCAGCATAATGAACAAAGGAATCTTGGCAAGCGTATCGGTGTCAGTACGGTCTAGGTAAGACTGGATGTTCTCGACCAAAGAGTCGTAAGTCATTACCGATGCGGTTGCCATGTTTACCCCACGTTTCGTTCAAAATGTGGACAATCCACCAGTGATTTAAAGTTGCCGCCCCAGCGGTTTTTGGGGTGCAAAGTTTCCCAATATGCACCCAAAGGTGCAAGGATGCCCTTGTCCCAGATTATCTGCCCATCCTTGAAGAAATTCAAGTCGATGGCACAACGCTTCAAATGGATGGAGTTCATAGTCTTAGAGCGGCCCGCCTTGACGTGCAGAGCCTGCTGTTCGGGCGTTCTGGACAACTCCCCGCCAGTGACCATAAAACCCTGCTCTGTGGCGTATTGGATGAGTTTGCAGGCATCCAGCAAGAATGCGGCCTGTTCTTGGCTAAGGCTCATTTAGCACTCCTCATTTCTATAATCTTCTCAGCCGTCCTGCCAGCAAAATATGCGCCCATCACTAGCTGTCCCCAGCCAGCAAGCAAATTAACGTACCCCTCGTTAGCGTTGTACCCAAAAGCCGACATGGTTGTAAAAATAAAATAGGCCAACAAAATAGCCAAAAGGCATATAGGGCGGATGTTCTTGGACAGCCACGAGTCGGAAGACATATCAGCCTTCCAGCGGTCGCTGATGTTGTTCTCTTGGTTTGCTTGTGCCGCCAGCAAAATTTTGAGTTCTTCTTGCTCAACGCGGGCCTTCTCAATACCCAACTCAAGCAGGCGCTCTTCGTGGTCGAACTGAAGTTGACGAAGTTTGCTGACCTCTTCAGGGCTTGGGTTGTCGGAAATCTTGACTCCAAGCGTTTGCTCAACGACTTCTTTGCCCTTTGCTTGAATCGCAGAAGACAAAAGGCCCAGACCGTTCTGAGCCAATGTACCGAGGAGTGATGCAACTATTGGAATCATTTATCTTCCTTCTTGAAGGTTGTTTTCATGCCTGCCCTATCTTCCAATATGGCAATGTGTAGGCGGTTAACCTGAATATCATCTCTGTTCTTTTGGATTTCTTTTTCCAAGTCTTGGCGTAGTTTTTCACGCGCCAGTTCGGCTCCAGTGTTTGAAGCCTGCTTGTTGTCTGATGTGACCACAAGAGAAATTTTGCTGTTGAGAATGGTGACCTCATGCGCCAAGTTTGACAGGGCGCTCATTAAGTAGACGACGCAAGAAAATAAAAGAGGAAGAAGAGCAAACGTAATCTTCTCAATGAGTTGGCCTTTTGCTTCCATGCTCTGAATCTTTTCCTCGCTCATAGTCCAAGCACTTTCTTCACAAATTCGGCGGCAACGCCGGGGCCAAGCAACACGGCAAGAATGACTACATACAAGAGGTACTCAATCCTGCTCATGCGCTTGGAACCATCGTCAAACCGCGCTTGGATACCCTCGTATCTCTGAGCGCAAATTGCTTCATGGACACTCAGTCGCTTGTCAGTTTCAGTGGCAAGTCCGTGAGTGTCATCCATTATTCAGCCGCCTTTGGCTCCTCAACTGCTGGTTGCACTTGGCTCTTGGCTTCGTTTTGCAGACCATCAATCAGTTGAAAAACTTCCTGATATGGGCGTGTACCGAGGTAACCCATCACAGCGTTAATGAGTTGAGTTGAAAGCGTAATTTTGTCCATTTTTTATCCTTGAGTGGTTGAAGTAGTTGCCGTGTCAGCAGGAACTTCTGCTGGCGCTTCAATGATAACTTCAGCAACGGCTGGAGTCACCACCCAAGACTGGGTTTCTTCATTCCAAGCAAATGGCCCACCCTCTGCTGGCATAGCCACGGGAGCATCCCACAGGCAAGTGTCTTCATTGAGCAACCAAGAGGCAAAAGGTTGGGGCGGGATAAACGCATCCCTTTGCTCGTCATAGGCGTACCCAATACCTGCGTAGTTCTTACGCAATGGTCGTCCTTCTGGGTGTTGACCACCGTGCGTGTTGTAGCTGGTCTGAACCCACCCATGACCAAAGATGCCCGAGTCGATGACATCTTGTTCAGCGACGATGACCCTAGCGACTACCCCGTTTTCTACTTGTGCAAAATGTGACATGAAAATAACTCCTTATGCCGTATATGAACCAGAACTTGTGTAGGTCAGGATGGTGTTTGACCCGCTTGTTGTGACCGTCGGGGAACCCGTGGTAGTTCCCGAATATTTGTTTGTGGGGATAGACAAGATGACTACGCCCGAACCGCCAGATTTTCCGTTGTCGCCGCCACCATTTGGGCTACCAGCACCGCCTCCTCCTCCTGTGTTTGCCGTGCCAACGGTTCCTGTTCCAGAAGAACTTCCCGCGCCGTTGCCGCCGCCTCCAGAACCGCCCGTGCTACCAGTAGTATTACCACCTCCACCTCCACCACCCGCGTAAGTTACGGATGAACCAGTAATTGATGAAGAGTAACCAGCACCGCCATTGCCACCTGTTTCAGCATCTGGAGCGTTTACACCTACTGCACTACCACCACCACCACCACCGCCAGAAGCCCTTGCGCTACCTACAGTTCCAACACCTTGACCGCCGCTATTTCCTTGCCCAGAAGTACCAGTACCCAAACTTGTATTTCCGCCAGAAGCGCCGCCGCCAGAGCCACCAGAAGCGCCAGCAACAAAAACTGAGCCACCACCACCACCACCAACAGATGCAGTTAATCCAGCAAATTGTGAATTTGAACCATTAATACCACCGTTGCCGCTACCAGAACCGCCAGAGCCACCTGCACCTCCAGCGCCAACAGTTACCGTGTAAGAAGTTCCTTTTACTAATGTTGTTGTGCTGGAAATATATCCGCCAGCACCTCCGCCAGCACTACCAGCATTGTTAATACCAGCACCACCACCACCGCCACCAGCAACAGTCAAATAACTTGCTGAGTAACTTGGAACCAGAGACCCGCTGGATGTAAATGTGTGAATAGTGTTGCCGCCAGAAGAGGTGACCGTTCCACCGCTAAATACTTGTGATCCAGCGTAAGAGATGATGACTACGCCTGAGCCGCCAGCGCCGCCTAATCCCCCATTACCAGAACCACCGCCACCAGCGCCGCCAGTGTTTGCAGTTCCAGCAGAACCATCGGCTCTTGCAGTGCCAGACCCGCCACTACCAGCACCACCTCCGCCTGCGCCACCACCGCCGCCACTACCAGCGGAACCATATCTGCCGCCACCACCGCCACCGCCGTAAGTTACAGCAGAACCTGAGATACTTGAAGAAACACCAGCGCCACCAGCGCCTGACGCTGAACCAGATGTATAGCTTCCACCCACTGCGCCAGCACCGCCACCGCCGCCTGTGTATGTATTTGTGCCGCCAGTGCTAGTAGTTCCGCCCCCGTAACCTTGATTTGCTGTACCAGAGCCAGCACTAGATGTGTTACCGCCTTGGCCCCCGCCCGAACCGCCTGTCTGTCCAGTTGTGCCAGCCGCCGCACTACCACCACAACCTCCGCCTGTTGAGGTAATTGAAGCAATTGACGAGTCGACACCGTTTGTGCCGGGCGTATTCTCAGTTGCGCCACGAGTGCCGCCAGCACCAACCGTTACGGTGTAGATTGAGTTTGCATCCAGCGTTAATGCTGCTTCAGCAGAGCCGCCACCACCAGAAGTTCCTGCGGATGTTCTAAAGCCCCCAGCACCACCACCGCCGCCTACACCTCCAGCACCAGCGCCGCCGCCAGCAACAACTAAAAAGTTTGCCGTTACAGATGACAAAGGGCTAAGTGCGCCAGAAGATGTGAACGTGTGGATAAAGTTACCGCCTGATTGGGTAACAGTTCCACCACCAAATAATTGTGTTGCGCTTGTGTAGGAGATGATTACGACACCGGAGCCGCCTGCGCCGCCATCGCCAGTGCCAGCGTTGTTACCGCCACCACCGCCACCGCCAAGATTTGCAGTTCCCGGTGACCCTGTACCACCACCATTGCCGCCACCACCAGCGCCGCCAGTGCCCGCACTAATATTCCATGCGCCCCCGCCGCCACCGCCAGAATAGGTAACGCTAGCGCCGCTGATTGTGTTTGCAGTTCCAGCGCCCCCGTTACCCGCCCCGCCCGATGATGCATTAGCGCCAACAGCACTCGCTCCGCCTCCCCCGCCGCCACCTCGATTAGTTCCAGACTCATATCCAGTGCCACCAGTATTGCCTTGGGAAGGAGAAGTAGATGGTGTATTACCTGCGCCACCAGCGCCACCGCCGTCAGCGCCCCCACCACCAGAACCGCCCGCACGGCCAGTACCTATATTTGCACCAGAACCACCGCCACCGCCAGCAGAAGAAATTGCATTGAATACAGAAGCAGTGCCGTCAGCGCCTGCCACTGACGTTGTTCCACTACCGCCAGCCCCGCCAGCGCCAACCGTAACTGTGTAAGAAAGAGTTGGGTTGAGAGACGCCGTGCCTGTCCGATAACCTCCAGCGCCCCCGCCGCCAGCGCGTGTACCGCCACCACCACCCCCACCAGCCACTACAAGGTAGGTAGCCGTGACAGCAGAACCCGAAGTCCACCCAAAGGCAGCAAGCGCGGCGGCTCCGATTTTTGAAAGGCGTGGCATCGGTTATCCCTTATGCGAACTTGGTCTGCGAGGCCAGCACAACGTATGTGGCGCTGCCTGTTTTCTGGATGACGTAGGTGTAAACGTCAGTGGAACTTGCGTTGCCTGATGTCGGTGCAGTGCCGCCCTGCCACTTTGGTGTTACCGACGTGCCGTCAATGGTCACCGCGCTGTTGTAGTAGGCCGTAGCGCCGTTGGTTACGAGGAAAGTAGCAGAGATGGACTCACCAGTCTGCATCATGGTGTTCAAACTTGTTCCGCTGGAGCCACGGAAGTTGACCGTAAAGTTGCCCGATGCGTTGCTGGTGTAGTACAGCACCGACTGGGTGGTCACATCGTAGTTGATGGTTCCGGTTGCCGCAGTTGCGGAAATGGTGTCCACCTCTGCGATGTTGGGTGTTCTGAATGCGGACTTTGCAGATGTACCTGCGGTCTGGAGCAGAGATGTTGGCGTGGTTGTACCAACCCCCGTGTTGCCGCCAAAGTAGTTGATAGCGGCAGTGTCTGCTGAGTAGACGCCGTAAAGGTTGGTCAGCGTGCCAGTAACAGAAGAAGAACCTAGAAACAACCCGTAATAGGTTGTCATTGTTCCTGTTGCTGCAACAGTTGGGCCTGTTGCATAAAAAGCAGCACCAGTTGTTACAGTAGCAGCGTTTCCAGCAGATAGACCAACGGCAAAACTAGTGCTATGAAATTGAATAGCAGTTGGACTTGAAGTAACAGGCGCACCAGACGTAGTGCCCACCACTAGGGTTGACCCTACTCCTATGTGACTGGAAGCTGTTCCGGCGTTATTGTTAGAATTTACAAGCAATCCCTGCACAAAAGAAGAAACAATTGTGCTTGGAGCAGTAGCAACATGAGATGCTGTTAATTGAATTCCATGAACTGAACTGTCAGTTCTAGTAGAAAGGTCAGTTGCTGAATATCTAGAGGCAGTAATTTGAAGACCTTGTGCCCTAACAGTAGCACCAACTCCACTTGAATCAACAGCAGAATTAGCTAGTAAAGCATACGCTGCAATTCTATTTGTTCCCCCAGCTCCAGTATTTTGTACGTTGGCCATAAAAGTGCCAGCGTATAAATTTTGGGACGATGCTCCGTTATTTCCAGAAAACGCTGTTGGCGTGTACCAGTTAATTCCACTAAAGTCAGTTGTATTTGTTGTGCCTCTATATACATACGGGTAGATGCCGTACCCTGCAACTTCCAAAGCGCCCGGAACTGTTGTGCTTGTAAAGTCTGTGGTCGTTCCGATGAGGACGTTGCCAGAACTTTTCAAGCCCGCAACCGATAGGCTTGTGCCATCAAAAGTCATGTTGGCTGAGTCGGTCAGCAATCCAGACGCGCCAGCATAAGTAACGCGACCAGAGGTTAGGCTGGAAAGCGTGATGGAGCCAGACGATGTGAGGCCAGTCAAGCCAGTCAAAATGCCCGCATCGCTCAAGATGCCGACAGAGTTCTGAATCAGCTTGCCCGTGGTGAGGTCAAACCTCGCCAGAGCATTGTCCGTTGCCGATGCTGGGCCAACCACATCACCAGAAGAGCCTGCGGTAGACGCCAGCAAAGTCACCACGTTGCTGCTGTTCTTGTAGTACAGCTTGCCGTCGTTGGTGTTGAGAGAAAGCTCACCAGCGGTCAAATTTGCCGCCAAAGGCACGGCAGCAGCCGTGGCGCTGTAGTACAACGAGATAGGGGTGAAGCCAGTTGCAGCCATTAGAAAGTACCTCCGAAGATTCCAGTTGTGGCAGTCACAGTCGTGAAGTTGCCCGTTGTTGGAGTGGTAGCCCCAACAGTACCGTTGATGTTAATTGATGCAGTGCCAGTCAGGTTGGTCACAGTGCCGCTGCTCGGTGTTCCCAAAGCGCCGCCGTTGACCACAAAAGCCCCGGCAGAGCCTGTGCTGACGGCCAGCGCGGTAGCTACGCCTGTTCCAAAACCCGTGATGGAGCCAACCGCAGGAGTGACCGTGGTGTTACCAGCCAGCGTCAGTTGGCCCTGCGCGTTGACTGTGAAGGTTCCAGTCTGAGTGGCCGAGCCATACGCGCCAGCGGTGACCGCCGTGTTGGTGATGCTGAACTGGGTTCCTGTGAGGGTCAGGCCAGTGCCTGCGGTGTAGGTTCCTGCGCCAGAGAACTGAGTAAAAGAGATAGGGCTGGTTCCCACCGTGGTCACGGGGAGGGTCTGCACCCAGCCCGTATTGGCGTAGGTCGTGCCGTTGGTTATGAACGTGAAGTCGCCGCTGGCAATTTCGACGTTGGTGTCAAAGTCGGTTGCGCGGGTCAAGACGGTTCCGCCCGTGGCCCATGTGTAGATACCGTTGTTGGCCGATGTGACTTCGTTCTTGATGAGCAGTCGGTCACCGTTGACCAGCGTGTAGCCATCCAAGGTGGTCAGGGCCACCGACAAGGTCAAGGTCGCGCCAACCCCAGAGGAGCCGTTGTTGTAGGTCACCGTGCCGCCTGTGAGCGTGGCAAGGCTTGATGGCGTGGCCGCAGCACAGGCCGCGTGAATATTCAAATTCTGCGCCACCGCGTCCACATACTGCTTGGTCGCCAGTTGCAGGGCAGAGGTTGGGTCTTGCGTGACGGCCACCGAAGTGAGGCCACCCAGAGTCAGGCTGGTCGCGCCAAGGCTGATGGCCGTTGTACCAATGGTCAGGGAACTGTTTGCTAGGCCGACATTTGGAATCGTCGTGCTGGCGGTCATCACGCCCGTGCCGTTGCCGTACACATAGCCAGTCAACGTGGCAGCGCCTGTGCCGCCGTTTGATGCGTTCAAGATGCCG